CGCATAGGTCAGCGTCCCTTGAGCGCGTCGAGAGCGGCCTTGCCCTTGGCCTCCAGCTCGGAGGCTTTGGCGGAGTGCTTCCGCATGACGAGCAGACCCGTGATCAGGCCGGCGATGAAGGAGAGGATGGCGAGGATCATACGAAGTTGCGATTAAGGTTAATGACATACGAAGTCCCGATTTTAGCATATAGCGGCCCAGCGGTCGTAAGGTCTCCGTTAAACGTGAGTTCGTCTGGGACTCCGTTGTCGTACAAAGAGTACACGTTGGAGCCATTCGTAAGTTGAATTCCAGTAGCGCTAGTGCGGATTGCCCCATCTAATGCAGCGGGGTGATTGACGATTGTTCGGTCGTTGCCCGAGTCATAGGTAACAGTCGTTGCGACCGTAACGTAGTTTTGAAGAAGCCAGATAATGCTAAGGTTCGTCGGAGTAGGAGACCAAGAAGCTGGAGGCGTGGTCGCCGCCGTGGTCTGCGTCGTGCCGTCTCCGAACATGATGCCGTTCGTATCGACCTTGAGCGCGGCGGTCGTATCCGGGGCGACGCCGATGCCGACCTTGCCGAACTGATCCACGGCGAAGCGGGTCGTGTCTGGGGTCGTGCTGTCTTCGACTTCGATGGCGTTTGCCGTTCCGAGCTGAGTGACACGCAGGGCAGCGGTCGATGAAGAGGTTGTGTTAATCACCATCTGGCCCGTGAACGTGTTGAACTGGTTCAGGGCGGGAACGTTGTAGTTTACCCCGCCAGTCCGATAGGTGATTTTAGGGGAAGCAGCGTTTGAAATCCAGAGATCGCCGTTGGCCGCGCTGGCGGGAGCCGAGTCGCATTGACCCCCGAGGTTGATGCTCGGAGTCGAGGCAGCAATCGTGGCCATATTGACCTTGCCCGTGAACGTGGCCCCGGAGAGGTTCGCCTTGGCGTTGAGGGCGGACTGAAGGTCGGTCTGCGAGCTGAGCGTGCCGGTGATGGCTCCCCAGGCTACGGAGGTCGCAGGAGTGACGCCGCCGACGTTGATAACCCACGCCGAGTACGTTCCCGACCCCGTGTGATGGTTCACGTCCACCGTCATCGCGCCCGTGCCGGAGTTGTAAGTCAGCACCTCGCCGTGCATATGGTTCGAGGAGTCGAAGGAAATGGTGACGTTCTGCGTCGGCGTGTACGACAAGCCCGTGCCGACGGTCAGGGACTTCGTGCCGTTGCCAATAGTGAGGCTCGTCGTCGAGGTCGTCAGATAGCGGTCGCCTGGTACGAAAGTCTGCCAGTTGGCGGCGTAGTTAGCCGAGCTGGTCTTCGTCAGAACCTGACCAACAGTTCCAGCGACGGGAAGGCCATTGGTGGCCGTTCCAGTAAACGCCGTCGTCTGAGACGTGGAGTCAGGGAAGGTGATTGAACCGTTCTGAAGGACAAGACCCTGAGTCATGTCCAAGTAGTTCGTCAGGATGCCGTCGCCGATGAAGACTTGATTCTGGCCTAAACCTGCGTAGCCCCCAGCAGCGATGGAGATAGATTCAAAGTTCGGATTCGGGCTGATGCTGACGGTCTGGGTTACAGAGTCGTAAGCCAGCGGCGCGGTGGCGAAAGCGATGCCAGAGGTTCCGGGGACACCCTGCGGGCCTTGAGGGCCAATATCGCCTTGGTCTCCCTTATCGCCCTGCGGGCCTTGGTCTCCCTGATCGCCCTTGTCGCCCTTCGGGCCTTGGTCGCCTTGGATACCCTGAATGCCTTGAATGCCTTGGATGCCTTGGTCTCCTTGGTCACCCTTGTCACCTTTATCACCCTTTTCGCCTTGGATACCTTGGATGCCCTGAATGCCTTGGATGCCCTGAATACCCTGATCGCCTTGGTCACCCTTGTCCCCCTTCACGCCTTGGATACCCTGAATGCCCTGCGGGCCTTGAGGGCCGGTCGGGCCGGCGGGGCCAGCGAACTGGACTTCAAAGGCGGCTTGGTCGTTGATGCTGATCGTGAAGGACATCAGTTAGAAACTTTGTTAGGGGTGACGTTGGGCAGAATCTCCAGGCGGACGGTGGCCGAGTAGAAGACGTCCGTGGTATTCTCGTAGAACTTGATATCCCAGTAGGCCGTGCCGGGGTGCCATTCCTGCGTCTGGTTATAATAGACGGTGAAGGTCGTGGGGCTGGTAATGGCCACGTCGAGGTAGAAGAGCTTGTTCCGGGCGTCGCGCAGCGCGGTGACGATGGTCACGCCAGTCAGGTCAGCAGGCCAGCCGGGTTCGGTCGTATAGGTTCCGGCACCGTTGAAGGTTACCCCCTGCTTGAACTGATGTTGGGTGCAAGACATGGTTTGCCGTTTGGGTTTAGCCGTATGTCAATACCCCATAAATCAGTCGTTTGGCGTCACATCGCTGACGCCACGGGATAAGAAGGCATAGTAAGTTTCACTCGTTGGAGTGGTTTCGTTAGCAGGGATGACGATGTCGAAGGCGGCGTTGGCAGGTACGAAGTAGTCACCAGTCAGGAAAGTAAAACTACAATAGTTCTTATCCGTAGGGGTGTAAGGCGTCTGCGTCACCAGATAGGTTACCTCTGGCGGGGTTGGAGGATCGTTGATGACCACCGTCTTTTGGACGACCGTGGTAACCGTGATGGTACGCCGGAAGTACAGGGGGTGGTTGAACAGGACATAGATATAGTACTTCCTGTCGTTATCTGGGTCGGGAGTGCTGTCCGCGCCACAAGCGATGATGCCAGCTTCCCCGAACTGCTGCATACCTACCCCGCAACTCTCGGATGGGCATACAGGCGAGTCTGGCGTCGGCGCGGTGTTGGCCTTGAACTGATCTACCTCTACGGTCTTCCCGTATGTAAACGCAAGAGGGTCGCCGATGGGGGCGTAAGCGTTGGTCGCTTCAAACTGATCGCCAGAATACTGAAACGCAAATACTCCCGTTTCAGGGTCGATGGGGGGCTGAACCAGGCGAAAATAAGTCGTCTGGAACTTGGGCTGGTAGTACGAGTATCCTCCGACAAGCATCGTCCAAGACCTGATGGGGTCACCCTTGTCGTCCGTACCCATCTCCACATTGGGAGGGGTGCCAGAGGTAGGGGTAGGGGGGTACTGCGAACGGTAGTAGATAAGCCCGTTATACGACACAGTCGCACCCGGAGAATACGACGTGGCGTTGTTCCACGGGTCGGCCATTTACTTGACGACGTCCCACCACCAAGTGGCGATGTTGTTGCCGGCCTTGAGGCGGTTCACGACGAGGTTGCCATTGCTGAAGAAGCCGACGCCAGTAAGGGAATAGTAAGTCACCCCTTCGATGATTGTCTTAACAACCTTGGCCAAAGGATAGTGACTCTCCGTGTTTGTGTCTGCTGGAGGCGTGGCGACGGCAAGGAAGACGATCTCGGCGGTGCGCGGGAAGTACTTGTTCACCTCGTAGGTCACCTTGACCAAGACATAGCCGTTGTCCGTGACGGTCAGCTCGGGGGGAGGGGATTCGTCGATATACTTCGTACCAATCTTCGGGATGTACCGATTGACCGTGCCGGGGGCAATGGTAACCTTGTCGCCGTTGATGCTGGGGTCGAGCGGATTAAGGGCGTTGGACACATAGACTTCCTGATTGAATCCATAGCCAGTTCCGTTGTTTCCGGCAAAGAACGTGAAGTCATTCGACATCACAGTCTGTGCTGAGTCCGCTGACGTTCCTAGTTTGTTCAGCGCGGAGGCCGAGAGGGGCTGGCCTGGAGCAAAAGCCCCCTGTAGTGCGTTGCTGTTAAATCCTGTCAGGGAACGCATCAGCTTGCTTGGGTATTTGGGTAGATATCCTTATCCCAACCTGAGATGCCGGAAAGCATCAGGTCAGCGGTTACCTTGTAGATGCCACCAAACTCTTCGACGGAACCGTTCGTGATAAGGAACGACTTGTTGATCTGCGAAGACCAACGTTCATTCCATTGGAAAGAGCCAGCATAACCACCCGTGGCTAACTGGCGATAAGCCGGAGGGATGCTCCAGTTGCTTCCATCAGTAACCCATCCGACATAAGAAGCATAAGTAAGGGCCACCTCGACGCTATTTACATAGAACAAAACGCGCATCGTGTTGGACGGCTTGTAGTAGTTCTTGATGCCGGCCTTGATGTTGACCTTGGATACCGTTTCCTCGGCGTTCTGATTAGGAAGAAATCCGACGAACTGGAACGCCTGGACGGCTCCGCCTTGGGCGACGGCAGGACGCCAGAGTGCGCGGTTAGGATTGGTAGCGATATTATTGTCCCATCCAGTTCCCGTGGGAAAGCCTGCGAGTTTATTTACCAGTCCTCCCGAGGTGACATTTACCAGCAGGAAATTCGGGTGATGTTCGATGGGTTCAGAGGCAGCCGATCCAGTCATCACCATCTGTGGGTTGGTGCGCGTACCTCCGTTGATGTTCGGGTCGATGCCGCAGAAGTCGGCGGTGACGGTGACGACTTCGCCCTTTTCGTAGACGTAATTAGCCTTCCATACCTTTAGTTGTGAAAGGCTGCTCGGAGTAATTGCACCGACAAGGCTCTGGAAAGTAGTACCCTTGGCAAACGTAGTGGTAAAACCGGGGAGCTGGCTGGCAGTCCACTTGAACTTGACCTGAGCCTGGATGAGGCCGAAGCCGTCGGCCTCAACCTGCCACCCGGGCTGGGCAATCGGCGTGATAAGGTTGTAGCCGTATCTGATGATTGTAGGTGATGCCATTATCTTGTGACTTCGTCAGGGGTGCGGGGGGGTGGTTCGTCTCTAGGACGGGTATGTTCGGCGGTGGCCTCGGTTGCCGTTGCGATCCGTTCAAGGGGGGTGAAGGCCACGGCTCCGAAGATGTCGCCGCCGCCCATCTGCTGCATCTGGGAAGCCGCGCCGGCTTCGGCCATACCAAAAGGGGAGAGGACTTTGCCGTTACCCTTGAGCTGCTTTCGGATTTCCTTTTCGGCTTTTTCACGATCTTCGGGGTCAAAACCCTTAAGCACGAATTTCACGAGTTCTTCGTTGGTCATGTGCTTCGGAGCATTCTCCATCCTCCGCTTAACCTTATCTTCTAATGATTCAAATGGGTTCCAAGAACTAAGCGTAAAAATGTTTTTAATATCCGACATGAACCCTTCGACCTGTTCGACAAAGCCGCCAAACCCATCAATCGCAATATTGGTCAAAGAGGTGAAAATGTTATCTAAATCATTCTTAAGACGTCCGAGAGCAGATGTCGCACCCGGGTCTGCTTTTTTGTAAGTGTTGGCAGCGTCGTCGATGGCCCTAGAACCGGCCTTGATGATGGGAAGAAGGTCTTTGAAAGCATCTCCGAACATCTTCGTGCCGTAGTAAAGCAGCGTGGCTTCGTCCGTGCCGGCGGCATAGGCATCGGCCAGCATCTTCATAGCCTTCTGGTCATTGAAAGTACCGTTGGCCAACTCGTCCATCCCGACTCCCATCTTGGCAAGGATGTTTGTAAGTTCTCCGCCCTTGATGCGAGCCTCGCCCATGCGGCGCGTGAACTCTACCGATGCATTCACCATAGTCTGAAGACTTACTCCGAAAGCCTTGCCGATTGCTTCAATCGTGCGTACCTGATCGATTGAAAGTCCAGTCGTCAACGATGACAACCTGATGGACTGAGCGTAATCGGCAATCTCCTTAACTTTTGCAAGCGCGGCGGAAAGCATTCCACCGAAGGCGTCGAAGAAAGCACCGATGACGCCACCGATAGGGCCAGCAAGAAGACTGCCGATGCCCATGCCAGAACTTAGTTGTCCGGCAGCGGCGTTAAAAGGATTCTTACCCGCCTGGACAGAACCAGCAAGACCGCCGAGTTTCTTACCCGCGCTGGCAAGACCTTTCTCCAGCTCGCTCTGGTCTAGTCCAATTGTTACAGATAGGTCGGCCATCGGTGTCAGGGTAGGTTGTTCGCCTTTTTGTAGGCTTCAATACGGGCGTCGAAATTCTCTAAATCTTTTTCTTCCTCGGTGGATAGGATTTCCAGCTTTGATCCGTTGTAGATCGCGCTGGCTACGGACATCCAGACGGCCTCGCCTTCCGGCATCGTCCATGCCTCCTCCAGGCTGACTCCATTACGGCAAAGGTTAGAAACGCAGGACAGGGGGAAGGGGATTGCTTCATACTTCTTAACGCCCTCCTTCTCCTCCTTTTTCCAGAACTTAGGGTATGAAAGGGTCAATTTGATGCAGCCGAGAATCGTACCCACGCAGCGCGAGTAGTACTTTTTGCTGATCGCCATCCGGGCGATGTATAGTTTTTCGATAAAGGACAGAGGACGGGCCATCTCCTCCTTGTCGTAGGTCGACAGAATCCGCGCCGCCATGACGACCTGCACCGGGTTAAATTGGTACTTTTCCGGGTCGAGAAACGGAGACTCAATGGCCTCCAGCGCGATTCGGTGACGCAGGCAGAAAGGGCGAAGCGTCCTGCCGCACACCTTGTTTTGGTGGGGCAGGACGGTCGTAGCCTGTAGGTATCGAGCATCCATCGTGGATGCCGCCCTATTAGGCGATCTGCGAGTACTTAACGCCCTTTACGGTGACCTTGCGGAAGTCCTTGTTCGTACCCTTGTCTTCAAGGGACTTCAGAATCCATTGAATACCGAGGTAGGTGAACTGGGTGCCGATTTCCGGGGTCGTTCCGTCCTTGAGGACACCCTCAAGGGTGATTTCCTGAAAGA